TGTATCAATTGGAAAATCAAACTGTTGTTGTTGATAATAGAAAATCTCACTGGATGGGAAATCCAGCTCCCCTACAATATCACTAATAGACATGTACGCCACATATACGGCACGTTCTTCCCTGTCAAGTTTTAAATATTTAGGATGCTCTTCTATCAGGCACCTTGTCGGCTTAATAATGTCATATTGCTTTACAATACTTTCTGTATCGGTTTTTATTATCTCCATAGGATAATGGTAATCTTCATAAGAAACACCACTTTTTCCATTCAAATGCTCAATAAGATAACCGAAATCCTTTGCCTCAAGCTGTCTGACCTTAAAACGCCTGCTCAGCTTATCCTTTAATAATTTTTCCATTTTCTTAAAACGTTCTATTTCATCATTACTTACAACAGTAAAATCCCCCATTAGCGTATGGTTGACTTCATGTATGAATTCTGAAAAAGAATCAAAGACGGTTTTCTTTAAAGCCTTCACACTAAATTCCTCTGTTGCCGGTACCAGTTTGAACCCAATAAAAAAGCGATAGTCAATCTGATTTTCTCCTATCATCTCAACTAACGCTTCCGTCTGCTCATCCACAATCCTTATAGCAGTTTCCTTTAATTTCCCTTTAATTTTCTTTTTAGATGCCTCCTGAATGCTTCTCAATGAACTTTCCGTTGCAATCTGCAAAGCATGAATCTTTCCCTCACGATTCTGTGCTACCAGTTGAAACAATGCATCATGTATCTGCATCTTCTGTTCCGGTGACAAAAAAGAATAGTTATATGGTATCAATTCATAATAAGCAAACCACTCTCCCTCCTGATTTAATACTAAATTATTTTCGATATATTTTATTGGATATTTACTTTTCAAGCTCTACACCTTCTTTCCTATTTTCTTCAGGATAAACTCTGAAACTTTTTACAACAGTAATTATTCCTTCTGTCTGTTCATTTTCCATCTTAATAATTTTTCCTGCATAAGTTACTTTGGGATTTATATAATAAGCAATCACTGATCTCAAAAATGAATATGGCTTCTTTCCGTCAAATGTTTTCTGCGACATAAGCCATGTAAGTCCTGCTGGGATTGCAATATACTTCAACAGCACATTATCCGTCCATGCTAACGGCGGTATATTTCTAAAAATAATATCCGCAAACAATACTCCCATAAACCACGCAATCTGTGTAAAAGTCAATGGAACCGGAAGACTGACATTCATAAGACTGTATATAATTTTTTCCACATTCCAGATACTAGTATAACTCTTGATTTCTTTCATTCGCCTCCACCCTTTCTCCGTTCATTTTATTGCGATATCGCAACTTTTCAAAAGTAGTCTGCATCTATGACACAGACTACTTTACTCTAAAGAGGAATTTCAAATATTCCTTTTCCGGTATCATAAATTTCTCTGTTTAACTCAAGATCTCTTCCCAATGCTGCATAATTAATATACATTTTGACATGATCTGACAACTCCCCAAAATATCCACATTCATTTACAAGATAGTATGCTACATCAAAAGATGTCTCACATCCCGAATAATATATAATATCATCTTTGCGTTCATACAAAGAATCCAAATCACCGCAAAAGTCTATCAGTTCTTTTAACGCTCCCTTTATTGGTTCATTAAATTCCCCTACCAGTCTACATAAACGATTTAACTCTTCAATTCCTATGTACTCGTCCACTTCAAATGGTAATTCATAATCATGAATTGCGTATTCTTCGTATCTCGAATCAAGTTTTAATGTTTCTTTGACTTTTTCATAGTCAACAGGGCAGGAAAACCATGCCCCTATATCTGTGCCTTCAACATATTTTCCAAGATTGACAATATATACCATCATCTCATTCATAAAACACCTCTCTATTTAGCACCAAAAATTTTATTACCAACCTTAAGCAAGACATCTTTCATTCCTCCCGGATTATATACAAGCACTACTGCAATAACTGCAATAATTGCAAATTGTACTAATTTTGTATACTCTTTCTTTGCCAGTAACACTACTCCAATAACTGCAAGTGCCGCTAAAACAATCGGCTGTGCCTGTGCTAAAAGCCAAGTCTGTAAATTTGTTCCAATATTCATATTACATTTCCTCCTACTTCTTATATGATTAATTCTTCTACTTTTTTAGATTGCTGCTCTATCAATTTTTCGTGATGATCTTTTAATTTTACACGATTCATAATATCTGCCATAACATTTGTATCGTTATTCTTATCTACTTCCATTACCACTGTCAATGTCGGAGCGACCTGCTTTTCTAACCAACGTAATGTCCGTTCAAAAGTATATGGTTCGGGTTCCATTGTCAAATGCAAAACCCTGTCCTGCATACCAAGAAAACGCTGCCATTTAATTTCCACTCACCTCTCTTCTTACCTTTTTTCTTATCCACAAACCGGACATAACGATTAATGATTCCAAATGCCGTAAACCCTGCATCCTGCTTACCAAGTAAATCATCTACTGCCAGTTCTGCACGTTCATCCTTAAGTCTTATTTCAAAACGATTCTTTACTTTTGATTCTTCTAAAGGAATTCCATTTTTCACATACTGTTCATAATCTTTTTCATAAACACAAAAATATATTTCACTTTTCATGGAACCCAGATATAATGTGTTTCCCATTTCTTTTTTATATTGATCTCTTGTTCTCAACATTTCCCCGGATTCATAATTACGAAAACTACGAAACACGGAAATACATTCTCCGTTCTTCACTTTTTTTGCCAACATTGGAACATCTAAAAGTCCGATACAATCATTAATTGCCAGATCTATCCGCTTCATAACTGCACCTATGGATCTTGATTCCATTAAAAAATCATACCATGTTCGCTTCTGTGCTTTTAGATAACGTTCATACTGCCTGCATCCTTTTCCTTTCAGTTCTAATAAAATACCTTTTTTCTTATCCGGTGATACCATAACCGTAATATCTCCTAAGACATACTGCTCTGCATAACCATAAAAGGCATAATCCTGATGTAAAAAATATTCAAGTCTTAGATGCATGATCTTCTCTACTACTTTTTTAACTTCATCAGTAGGAAATCGAATCCTAACATAGTCAAAGAGTATTTCTAATGGATTATCCGGATCATATTCTTCCAAACATTTTTCCATTGCTTCTAAAAGCTGTTCTGATGCTTTTCTGTTTCCATTTTCAATCTTTGAAATATATGTCTTTTCTACTCCTAACTGATGTGCTAATACATCCTGTGTTACATGAAATTCATGACGTTTTTTCTTTAATTCTTTTACTCTCTTTTGATAGTCCATAAGCACTCCAACTTTTTGTAAAAAAGAAAGTTGCACATCAAAGAGCAGCTTTCTTTCAACACATTTTCTTTTTGTTTTGATACTAAAAGATAATACTCCTTACGGCTTTATGATTTATTCCATATTCCGGATAATTTTCCCTTTTAATATCCATATTTTCTACATCGCATGAATGGAATCACGCGATGTCCAACTCGCTTTTTGCAAAGTCCAACTCATTTCAAATTCTTCTACTCCCCATATTTAATGGGGATTTTGTAATTATCAGATAGTAGATAGTAGATTTTGTACCCCCCTGTTAGATACAGGGGGATTGACTTTATCCGCCCCGTATCAGGCGGCTGCGGCTTTACGCTTCGCCGCCGCCTCCGCCTGAACGGAACGGATGATTGCTAAGTATACACAGCGTGGATTTATGGATAACTCACATTCCGTCATTGACAGCTTATGGGTAAGGCATTGAAAACCTATGGAAAAGAAAAGCAGCTTTCCCACAAGGTTTCCAACACCTTCCCCACAAACCTGCCAACAACTCCATAACCATGTGAGTTACCCACAAGCTCCACCCTGCGATGACGAAGTCGGATTATCAGCCTACTTACATGATTTATGACATTCCCAGATATCTGATATGCCACTCTTCAAACTCTGTCTCTTCCGACTTTTCTGCAATAAAATTAAACTCTACTACCTCTTTATTTTTGGTATCTAATGCTACAATATCAAAATGGACCGGCTCTCCTTGTCCTTTCAAATCTCTGTCAACTTTTGTTTCTGCAATAAAAAGGATTTCTTCTTCAGGAACCGGCTTATCTTTAGACACCGATTGAAATGCTGATTTAAACTCATCATAATTTGTCATCATATACATATTTCCACCACCTTGTTTCAAATTAAAACAGCGGACTATATCTTTGTATAATCCGCTGCCCTACTGATCTTCATGTAATTATTTTGATCTCTTTCCTTTCTTCTCATTGTCACTATTTTTCTCACCGTAAAATACCTTTAATTCACGCCCGTAATACCACACCTTTACTTTCTCATCCGGATGATGATAATCTTCTTTCATGCACCAATTCCATATAATGGCATCCTCATAGCCCAGTGGAACAGTATCCTGTGTACCTTTCCATTCCGGATTTTCTTTCAAACGGTTAATCAGGAAACGAACACTTGCATTAATCTGCTCTTCGATCTTAGCTGACCTTGCCTCTGATTCTCCTATAATATAGTTAAACTGTGCGACACTTACTTTTGATTCCGGATGATCTACAAATTTTAATTCCTTAGTCGTTTCAACACCAAAACGTTCTAACACATCCTCTTCATTATACGGAAACACCACCATACCGGTCTGATTCTCATCTTTTCCTACAGTAACTAAACATCTTTCAACCATTTCTTTCATGTAATTATCCTCCTTCAACAACCTTATATATCCAACGCTACCCTATCTTATGTCACAAACAGGATAAACCGGATTTCATATTGATCATCTTCTGTTTTCTTTAAGTCGTAATATTCTTTGACATCGTCATTCCATGTGTTTATTGTTATAGATCCTCCTACCTGCAGCTCATGCCGGATTCCTGCACCATACAGAACTTCTTCTTTGATATCCTCTTCCGATTTTGGAATAACTCCATGATGTTCACAGGCATCTTCATATTCATCATAGTTAACAATACTGACATCCATCTGTATCCTCTCCTTTTTCTGCTAATTGATCTTTCTCCTTTATGAGTCCTCCAATAGTATTTAAAAAATCATGTCCTTTTGGTACCAGTGGCGTATAAAACTCACTGATAACACTTGTTCCGGCATCCACATATCCTCTGCCTTTTATCCGCTTCAGGAAAAAATCTTTATTGGTTTCTCCAAACATCATCCCATAACCAAGTTCTGACATTCTTCCAAGTGCTACCCTGAAATTAAACTGATCACGGATTCCATCTCCTAAATACTTCGCATCCGGTCTTTGGCATGCCAGGATCAGGAAATATCCCGCCTGCCGTCCTAGCATGACGATCTGTTTCAGCTTATTTAAGACTTCCTGATTTTCCCTGCTCCCTAACATTTCCATGAAAGCAACGTATTCATCAAAAATCAAAAACTGTGCCGGTAATCCCAAATATGCATAATTCTCTCCCGTCTTATAATTCGGCAGCTGCTTCATTGTTTCCGAACGTTCCATCATCTCTTCATAAAACTCATTGATGCAATCAATCATATCGTCTTTCCGATAATATACATTCGGCATAACACTTGCTAAATCCGCCAGATCTGCATTTTTCGGATCTAAAATACGGATTCCTGCATCTATCCGAAGCAGTGCCTCAATAATGGTCAGGATAAAGTATGTTTTTCCTCCTCCGGTTCCTCCTGCGATCAGCATATGCGGCAGGGAATCATATTCCCACCATAAATTTTTCATAAGCCGTAGCTTTCCGTTCCCGGCTTTTACTTCATCTATGCTGATACGATTCGCAATCATATCATACAAAAGCGTATATTCCACATAGGAATCCGTTAAGACCCGGTCTGTAAGTTCACAATACAATCCTGTTTCCAGTTTCTTTTCTAAATGAAGGTACTGCTCCTGATACTTTCCCATCGTGATCTTAACACGCACTATGACTTCCCCATTTTGTAATACATTTTAGGAAACCATGTAATGACTTCTTTAGAATTCCCGGAAGGAGCATCTTTAAACCAGCCGCTGTTCTGACCTGTTTTTGATTCATACCATCCGTTTTCCAAGATCATCCGTGCCAGTGCCTGTCTGTGTACAAGTTGCTTCCATACATCCCTTTTATAATTGTAAAACCAACATATTACCAGAATGCACAAAATAGCTGTTATGGAAATTGCGGTAAAAAAATAAGGAGTCGGTCGCATACTCCCTATCTTTTTCAGATTAACCTCTGACCAGTTTATCTGTGATAACCGCTTTCCATAAAAACAAATTAAAACAACTATAAAAATTCCCAGACATAAAGAAAGTATTGTATGAAAAATCAGATTTTCATCTGTTTTGCGGATACGCCGCCCTGACGTTCTTATTACCTTCTTCATCATCTGACACCTTTATCCTACTTTATGATTTTCCTCCGGCTTCTTTACTGCATCCTTAGCTGTTCCTGTGCTGCTTCCCTTTCTGGCGATAATGTCATCTGCTTTAATATACCAGTTGACATCTGCTCCACGGTATGTTGCATTTGCTACTGTATCAACGATCGGGTTTACAAGTTCCACCTCTGCATCATAATCAAATTTCTTTTCTTCCACACTTGCCGGAATACTTACCTGGATCATCATTCCTGCCGTTTTAGATTTTAAGTCATAAGTACGTTCTTTCAAAGTGGTGGTCGGATTTCCTTCCTCATCACGTTCAAAGACTTCTCTTCTCATTGAAGAAAAATATAATGTTCCAAATGTTTTTTCCTTATCAATCACAATTCCTTCTGCTAATCTCATGTTTTTTCCTCCTTTAATCTATACCTTTCTGTGGTTATTTCTGTCCTTTCTTTTTAATATCATCTGCGATCAACTGATAATCCGTATAACCAAATCCGTTGATATTCTTTCCGGTTGCCACAATTTTCGGGTTTACCAGTTCTACCTCTTCCATAAACTCAAAGGCATGCTGCCCTACATTTCCCGTGATCTTTACGGAAATATCATCTGCTCTCTGAACATCCGAAAAAAGATTATACGTTCTTGAAAGCGGTCTTGAATTTCTGCCACGGGTTACTTCTGCCTCTCCTTCTCCTCCAAAGGTCAGCCTTCCAAATGTTTTCTCCATATCTGGTACTACATGTTTTAAATCCATAAATGTTTCCTCCTAAAATTTGTTTTTGTCTTAATTGTTACTTGCTTTGCGTGGACAGCTTTGTTTCCCTCCTTCTTGTCCGGGATTGCAAAAGCAAAAAATAACAGAGTACATGACCCTGTAATCTATCATTGCACCATATCCTGTAGCCGCAACTGTTGATATTCCTCTTTTTTTATAAGCGGCTTGATCGGTTCAACTTCTCCCATTTCTTCTAATTCTGCTAACAATGCCCCTATTCTTTTTTCAGATGCTTGCAGCATTTCTATATACGGTTTACTATCATCGTATTTTTTCAATCTGACATAGCTCCGGTACTTTATACTTTTTTGTATCTGCCTGATTTTGTCCAAAATTCCTTCTGCAATATGCCTTTCCTCATACTGCACCGGGATTCGTTTATAATTACATATAATGTAATGATATGATTTACTTTCAACACACTGCTTCCATGTAACCTCTGCCTGTTCCAGAATCTTTTCCGGTGCAACCATAAAATACACCGGCATGACAGGCGGCAGCTCTTTTCTACTGATTTCAATAAATTCTCCTGTATTCTGACTATACACTTCTAACTGCTTTTTCCCCTGTTCTATCTTCCTTCTTATAAAGTTTAACTCTTCCCCATCTGTCCATCGCGGACTGGTCGTTCCTTCTTCTCTGCAATATGACCATTCAAGATATAATGCTTCTAACCGTAGAACCAGCTTACTGATCTCTTGTTCTCTCTCTTCTAAAAATTCATCTTCTGTTAAAATCCTGTCGGTTGGCACTTCTCTTCTTTGACATTGAGATACATACTCAGCATAATCAATAATAATAACCTCCATCTGCATCCCTCCTTTTTTACATAGTAAAAGCCAAGGAAACATTTCTGGTTAACAACATTTCCCTGGCTTTCTTATATATACTATACATCTTACAAACAAATCTACAGTATATCTTACATTTCTATTATATTTATTATTTTGTTATTCAGCTAAAGACATTCCACATAGTCCCATAATACCAACAGTAAAAATAGCTTGTAAAATAGGATTATTTATATATATGATCAAAAGGATCAGCAATA